GCTTTTGCTTCGACTTCTGAAACATTTCCTTTGTTTCCTGCGGTTGGTGCGGTTTTTGTGTCTTTATTCTCTGCTTCATGAATTGCCTGCATCAGTGCTTTCGCCTTATCCCCTGTAATGACCGGGTGCTCCGCCGCTACAATCTGCTGTGTGACTGCTGCCGGATCAGATTCCCCGAAGATGTATCCGTCCACGAATCCATTCTCGATTGCCGTCTGCGGACTCATGTACGAATTTTTGTCCATAAGCGCCTGAATCTCCTCACGGCTCTTTCCGGTCTTCTTCTCGTAGACATTGATAATTCCCGCGTTAAATTCCCGGAGCGCCTCCGCCTCCATGTCCATATCCCGGTAATCGCCCCTTGCCGACGACTGTGCGTTGTGGATCATGAACACGCCTGCATCGGATATCAGCGTCTCGTCCGCCGCGCACGCGATCAGTGTCGCCGCCGACATCGCGCTGATAACGTGCGCCGTCACCTTGCCCTTATATTCCTTAATGGCTTTGTACATCTCGTACCCCGCCACGCACACGCCGCCCGGCGAATTGATTTCCAGCACCACGTCATCGCCCGCCGCCTCTTCCAATTCTTTCTCCAGCGCTCTCGGGTACGCGCAGTCCCATCCGATCCATTCATAGGCCGCCGCGGAATCGTTCATCGTGATGTCTCCCTTGATGTTGATTTTCTTCATGTGTTTCCTCCTGTTCCCTGCCCCGGAAGGAATCCCGGCGGCAGAATCTTTGCTTCCTCGTCCGCTGCACTTTCCAGCGCTTTGTTTACCCGCGCAAGCAGCTCATTTTCGTTCTCCAGCGTGCGGACATTGTCCTCGTAATCGCTTCCGTTGATTGCCGCACATTCGTCCTCTCTGGTGGAGAGACCGTTCGTTATCCTCGTCACCGCTGCATTGACCTCCTGCACCGGATTGAGACATCCCTGTGCCGGCCCCGTCCACGTCGCGTTCGTGTACGCCTTGCGGATGAGCGGATCTGCAAAAAATCCCGGTGCCTGAATGCGCCCGATGCTCACCGCCTCCGCGAACCACAGCTCGTACACTTCCTGACAGAAATCATCCACGAACCATTTCCTCCTCATGGAAAACGCCCGCCACGTCTCGTTGAGTGCTCCCTTCGATGCCGAGAAATTATTCGAGAATTTCTTCATCAGCACTTCCGGCGATATCTCCAGCGCCGCCCCGATCATCGTCGTGAACGCATTCACAAACTGGTCGTAGTTCCCGGATGGGTGTGAGGATTCGACCGGCTGTATCTTTTCTCCCTCTTTTAGGAAATTGATAGTCCCGGATCCGAGCTTAATCTCACTCTCCTTTTCCGGTGGCTCCCAGCCGTCGTCATCGCCCCCGAATCCGTCGATGTCGTCCCCGCTCTCCGTGGTTACGAACAGCGCGAACATGGAATTGATGACCGCCGCCATGATTTCCGCTTCCGTGTACCGCGTGAGCTGCTTAATGGACGTAATCACCGGCGCGAGGTACGGCACCCCTCGGTACTGTTCCGCAATATCCGCATTGAAAATATGCAGGATGTTCGGATTCCCGGTGCGCTTTCCGCGTTTCTCCACTCTTGTCCATTCCGGTATCTTCGCCGAGTACTCCCCCGGGAAGTTCGAGCAGATATAATACGCGACCGCCTTGCCGTTTTTATCAATTTCCACACCGTTCATGACGGTATTCCCGTTCTTTGCCGGCGGCTCCGTCCCGTCATAATCCGCGTTGTAGCTTCCCGGCGTGGAGACGCGGTCAGCGGACACGAGCCTTAACCGCAAGGTATACGGCATATACGTTTCCGGCTTGTCGTAGGACAGTAATACAAATTCCTCTCCGTTCTTTAACCAGTCATTAAAGGCTACCTGCTGCAGCTCATAAAAATTATTGAGATCACACACATCGCACAGTGTGTTCTCTGCCCACAGCGCAAATTCTTTCTTGATGATCCGCTGGAGCCGCGCCGCCTCTTCCCTCGTGATTCCAAGGAACTCATAGTCAATCTTCGGCTTTGGTTTTAAGCCGGTACCTACGCAGTTCGTCCGCGTGGAATTGATTGCCGCCGTTGCGATCGGTGCGTTCATGGCGAGGTCTCTTGTCCGCTCCCTCAAGAGCTTGCGGTTCATCTCGATGTCGCTTTTTGGAGATAAACTCTCCGAATGGTACCGCTCCGCCCATGTTGCGGACGTGGATGCTCCGCCGTGGGAATATCCGCTGTCCATGAACCGCTGCGCACTCTGTCTCTGCATATCCATCATGACGGTTTTTGTTCTGGTTCTCGCCAGCTCGTTTTCCGCCCTTGCAAGTGCAAGCTCACGCTGCGTCTCTTTCAGTTTTTTTCGTTCCGCAAAATATCCCATGCCTCTCTCCTTATCCAAGCGGTACTGCCCTTACGGACCTGCGTTTTGATGTTCCGTAGGTCTCGTATGCGTCGATTGCCTGCTCGTATTCCTGAATCTCCTCGGAAATCTCCTTCAGGCTTGCACGTGTCATCTGGTTCTGACCGATTGCGTAGGACTGTCCGCCCTTCAGAATTTTTCTTTTCGCCGCCTTTAAGTCTTCCAGTTCCGCCAGTGCTGTTTCGTACTGCTTTTTGTTCTTGATGGTCATGTCACACCTCGATTCCGTCAATCGCCCTGCGCTGCGTGCGCGGTCGTCTCGTTTTCTTCGTGTAGTTGATTCCGTTCTTTAACTTCTCTTCGAGCTTGTCCCAGTCCGGCCGGAGGATTTCCTCGACCGCGTAATTGTAATTGAAAAGGTCGAGTGGTTCGTTTCTCGCGCCGCTTGGTTTTACCCACACTTTTTTCAAGATTCCGTTAACCTTCTTTGTGATCTGTTTCTCGCAGGTCAGTCCCCGGTAATATGCCTTGTCGTACCCTCTTTCGTTCCCGTCCGGAAAATGGCAATACCCCGGTCCCGGTTCCTCGATGGTCAGGCGGTTCGTGATATCTTCTTTTCCGGAATCCACACCTATGATGTATATGAGCGTCCGGTCAACCACGTACTGTTTTCCGTTCCGCTCTTCCTTGATGTCAACGACCGTCTTCTTATGAATCAGTTTGATATCCGGTTTTCCTGCGTAGCCCTTCAAGCCGTAGCACTTCTTTCCTTTCGCCCGCATCGCTTTGATCCATTTGTATGCCCGGTTCGTGTAATGCCCTCCGGAATCTATTCCGAACGCTGCAATTCCGAGTGATGCTCCGTCCTCAAAAAATAGTGTCTGGTCTAAATATGCCTCCAGCCTGTCCCACGGCTCATCCGTGAACAGTTCACCGTATATTTCCGTCTTGTATATGCCCCAGCTCTCGAAGTTCCTTGCCCATCCGCGTATCTCTACTTCGAAACGGTCGTCCTGCACGTCGACTGCTGCCGTGAGGAGCAATACGCCCTCCGGGATGTCCGCGCCGTAATGCTCCGCCTTGTTCTCCAGCTCGTCCTCGTTGACCGCGCTATCCACGTACTTCGTGTCGTCCCACGTCTCCCCGAGTACGGTATTGATGAATACTTTCAGGTCTTCCGGATCGTGGAACTTTTCCAGCCGCTCGTTTGCATCCTTGAAGTTCTCTATAATTTCCTCCCAGTCCACGAACGGGCTTGCCAGCTCATTCAGCCGAAATGACCGGTATTTCTTCCGCTCCGGGTGCTGCGCAATCCATTTGTGCTTGCTGTCCTTCCACTTCCGTTCCGGTATCAGTGTTCCACATTCCTTGCACGCCATCGACACGCTCTCAAAATCCACTCTGTGAAAATCGTATGGCTGCCATGCCCCGCATTCCGGGCACTGCACATTCCAAACTTCCATACTCCCTTTGTTGTATGCGGATTCAATCTTGCTTTTGCCTGTGATGGTCGGTGTAGATGTCTTAATATGCTTTTTATTCCAGTAACTTGTTGCTCGCTTTTCCGCCAGCTTAATGGGGTTTCCCTCCGTCCCTGCCGATTCCGGAAAGCGGTCAACCTCGTCCATCCATATGATCCGTCTCGGGTCGGACGCAAGTGAGCTCGGGGAGTTTGCCCCGCTGATTGCAAGATTCCCGCCCGGAAACTGTTTCAGCAATATCGTGTTATTCGAATTTCTCGACTTTGGGTCTGCTACCTTCGCCGCCAGTTGTGGGATGTCGGAAATCATCTGTGCGATTCTCTGTTTTGACATTTTCTCTGCGTCGTTGATGGTCGGCAGTACGAACATCTGTGTCGCCGGTTCGTAATCGATGTAGTATGCAATGCCGCACAGGATGATGAGCGTCTTCCCGACCTGCGCGGAACTCATTACTGCCACGTCCGTTACTTCCGGATCCGTGATTGCGTCCATGATGGTTTTCTGGTACGGTACGGTCTCCGACGAATAATGCCCTGCCTCGTTGGAGCCTTCCGGCAGCACCATGTACTTGTCCGCCCACTCGCTGAGCGTCATATTTTCTTTTGGCTTCAGCGCTCCCGCCAGTCTGCACATCAACTGGAGGGTATGCCAGCTTACTTCCCTATTTGCCACTCTCCTCAACTCCTAACGCGCTGATGTCGTCGCCGGATATCTCGATGTGCTCGTCAGAGTAAAAATCAGCCGGATTGTAGCTCGACAATTCGAGCAGTGCATTGTCGATTTCTGTCTTTAGAATCCGCTGTATTTCTATCTTTGACTTTCCTTCCAGCTTCTTTGCAAGTTTCGAAGGTAATGCCG